CAATAATCGGCTTGAGCGTTGAGTTTTCCCAATCGTCAACCACTATTTCAGGCGCTTGCTCTGCCTTCGGTTCTTGTGTCGGTTCGGGTTCTGCGGTTGCAAACTTCTCGTCAAGAACATACCCGTCTTTAGTCAGTTCGCCGTTGTCCTGAAGGAAGAACGGCAGCGTCTTTGCGCTCATTATGCGGTCTTGGTTCTCGGCTACCCACGACTTGAAGTTGTCGGGAACGTCGGTGATAACGCCCTTCGGCTGATAGGTCTTGCCTTCGGCTCGGGCTTGCGCCAACTTGCGGCGTTCTTCGGCTGAAATCAATATCGGAATCATTGTACAACGGCAATTCGAGCCCCAATAACACTTGCCGTTTTCCATTATGTAGATTGCGTGGCTCTCGTTTCCGATTGTCACGTCGTATACAAAGCCGTCGTATCTGACAGCACCCTTGCTGAACTGCGTTGTGGTGGCTGAATAGCACTTTGAAATGACGTAACACGGATAGTTGCCTTTCACTATTGAGCCGTCTTTCTTGGCAGCAATGCCAGGCTTTTGCACTCGCACCGAAGGCCGATATTCAGCGTTGAGCAAGCACACGCACAAGTCAGCCATAAGCCGCTCGGACGTGGTGTAATAGGTTTCCCCGCCGTGTTCAGGCTCGCAAAGTGTGCCGTGGCTACCCACAAACGCCTTCGGTTGCTTGATATGTCCGTCGCACCTCACGAATGCGTTTAAGAAAATATCAATCTGCCGCTTGCTTGCGTTCTTAATCTCGTCGGGTATGAATTTCTCGTTGCACTTGCCAAACTGACTCAAATAGCGGTGCAGTGACTTGTCGAACATATAAATCGATTGTCCGCCTATTTTGGGTGTGTAGCCCATTCGCTCAATAACGCCGATTATTGCCTTGTAAGGCTCTTGGTCGGGCTGTTGCGCTATTGCTATCTGCGAGTCGCGGTTGACAGCCACCGAGCCGTCCGAAAGCCAATAGCCCATAAACTCGCAGAAGTCGTCAAACGAGACAATGTTGCCGCCGATAACAGCCACCTGAATGTCGGGGCGGTCATTCCAAGCCGAGCGGTAAATGCCGCCTTTGAATTGTGAGTATTCCATTGCGGCCATTCGCTTGAAGCGTCCGTCGGTCTTGTTCAAATACAGCACTTCGTGATTCGGTGTTACCTGACACTCAAACGAGCGGTTGTAGAAGCGCACAAGGTCGCCGTGGAACTCAAAGCGTTGGCGGTCAACAATCGGTGCGTATTCTGTTTGGCGTGTGCCGAAGTCGAGCGATAAGCAAAGGTCAGTGTCTTGCAAGTCGGCAAACTTCACCCAACCGCGAGCCGTGAGCACCATTGCGTCGGCTGTGTAGCAATGCGGGTGCCAGCCCGTGAACTTGAACGTGGGCGGGTACTTGCCTTGAAGTTCGTCGCAAATGTCGTGAAGGGGCAGCACTTCGCCCTTGTGTCTCGGGTCTTTGACGGTGTGGTTGTTTGACAGCCGTATCTCGTAGCCCGCAATCAGCGGATTGTCAGCATAGGCAGCGCACTCGCTTGCCTGCGTCGCCATATTCATTTCCGTAACCATTAGCCGCCGTGCGTTCATATACGAACTGCGATACTTGCCTTGCCCAGGGTGGTACTGTTGGGCGGCTTTGCTCAACCGATATTCGCCCGTTTCCTTGTCTTTGACACGACGAAACAGTTTCTTCGGGTCGTTTAGGTATTGCCGCACCTCACGGCTTGCCACGTCAGCGCCCTTGCCCTCGATTATGTTGTTCTGTATAATGATTTCGAGTTCGTTTCGGCTCGTTTGTACGCTTTTCCAAATGCGCTCTGAAAGTGTCAGTCCGCCGCGTTTGGCGTTTGCTAACCTTGTGCCCATTGCTTGGCTCAATCGGTTGTCGGCTGCGGCTTCGGCTGTCATATCTTTTGCACCCGCCGACGCTGTTATTGCGAGAATGCGCTGTGTGGCTACCGACAGCCCGTTCTTTGAAGCCGTCATAAAGCCGCTCTCTGCCATTTTCTTCAGGTCGATTGACAATTCACCCATTATCTTGTTCAACTCTTTCTGCGCGCGTGGATTGGCCTTGAAAGTGAAATTTGAGTCGGTTGCCGCGTCGAGTGCCTTTCGTACTTCGGCAATCTTCAGGGCGCGGGTGTAAGCGTCAGCGTAAAGTAGTTTGATTCGCTGTTCCGCGAGTGCCAATATCTTGTTCCGATTCTGCAAGGGCGTTGCCATAGGCTTATATCAGTTGAAGGTTGCGTAATTCGGCTTCGAAAAGCGTTTGCAGTTGAAGGGCTGAACCAGTGAGAACGTCAAAACCTTTGGCTTCAACGTATGAAGCGTAGTCAGCACCCGCAACCACCACAGCCACAATGCCAGGCACACTCGTAGCCGCTTCCTTTGCTATGTTGTAGCCAATCTGCACACCTTCCGAACCTTTCTCGCCGCCCGTGCTTTGAAAGTTGCTTGCCACTTCCGAGCCGTTGTGGTATATCACGTAGCCGAGCGACGAGCGCAAGCGGTGCGTTTGGTCTTTGTAGGTGTCAAGGGTGCGGGCTTTTTGGATTGTCTCAACACAAGCCGTTTCCAATGCCTGAATAACGAGTTGCGGGGCTTGTTTCTTAAGCCCCTCCAACTCTTTCAATGCTGCCGATATGTCGATAACGCTTTGCGCCATTATTCAGTCGGTTCAAACAAATTCGTCATTGTGTCTGCCGCCGCTTCGGCTTCAATCCTTTCGAGTTCGGCTGCGGTGTCGTTGACCGCACCCAGTTGCTCAACACCCGTCTTGCGGCTCATAATGGCTTTTTGTCCCGTTGCCGCCATTATTGCGTTGATTTTGCTTGCTTCGTCTTCAATCATATACGGCACGATTTCAGGTTCAATGATAGCGTCGCGGAATTGGGCGGCTTGGTCTTGCGGGGCTACGCTTGCAAGCATTGCCAACACCACGTTGTTTCTGCGTTGCAGGTGCTCTAAAAAGACTTCGCACTTGTCCTGAACTTTAAGGTGCGCGTCCATAAACAGCAACTTCAAGGCCACACCCGAAGTGTTTAAGCCTTTCACGTTGTCGAACGAAATGTCGGGTGTCTGCGTCAGCGTATAAATCAAATTCAGCAAGGTGCTTATTTCGAGTTTCACGCTTTCGGGTGCTTGCGCCCACGACAGATATTGAGCCGTTGCGCCCTCGCCGCCTTCAATCACTTGCCCCGACTCGCCTTTCTTCGCCCATCCGCGAATGTCGCCAGTGACAAATATTTTCGGGCTTGCGTGGTAGTCGTTGGTGTCTGCAAAGTTGCTCAAAAGCGTTTCAAGCCTATCAATCAGCGGCTGAACGTCGTGCCACTCGGGGTTGCGCTGTGCGCTGTATATACACGGAATCTTGCCGAAGCCGTGCTCTTGCGGGTAGCCCTCGACAAGTTGCCATTCCTTGTTTTCCTGCGTGTATAGGTAGTGGAACTCGTCGGTGTAGGTTTCAAAATATTCCTTGTTAGTGCGGTCGTTGGTGAAGGCACGGCTGAAAGCAACCATATCGCCCTGCGCGTCGAAGTACGGATAGAGCGTGTTGCCGTTGCGTGGCGACACTTCAAGGCAGCGCAGTTTCTGCTCGCAAGGGAAGCCGTAGCGGTCGTGGCGGTCGCTGTCGGCAAAATACCATATCTCGGCGGCTTCGGTTGCCGTGAAAACGTCACGCGCCAGTTGTCGGTTCAGTGAGCGTGTCTTTGCTTCGGCCATTACACGTTTTACGGCTTTCAGTAGGTCGTCGCCTTTCTTGTCGCCCTCGTCGCTGTCGATTGTCAGCACAACGTCGTTGCCAAACAAGAAACTGACGGCTCGTTTGACAATCAGTTGTTGAAGGTCGGTGGCTATTCGTGCCACGGGGACTGATTTTGTGCCTATCACTTCGCCTTGCTCGTTGGTGACGTTCACTTCCTTGTCGGGACGTGCCGTCATATCAAAAACTTTATGCTTGTACGGGTCGATTGCCTTGTTGACCTTGTTTTGGTCGTAGAATGCTCGGTTGCGGCCATTTTGCAGTTCCCTGATAGCGTCTGCGGGTGTTGCCGCGTCTCTGATTAGT